AGGATGGATGCGATGCAGATTGTGGAAACTATCCTTGCCCTCCAGCGAACTTACAAGCCTGAGCTATTTGGAATTGAGGCAGGAACCATCCAGAAGTCTATCGGTCCCTATCTTAACGAAGCAATGATGCAGCAAGATACTTTCATTAACCTAGTCTTGCTCAAGCCTAGTGGTGATAAGTTAAGTCGTGCCAGGTCAATGCAAGCTCGTATGAGAGCAGGGGCTGTTAAGTTTGACAGTTCTGCAGATTGGTATCAAACGTTTGAAGATGAGCTACTAAGGTTTCCTAGAGATAGACATGACGATCAAGTTGACGCTTGGGCATATATCGGATTGTTACTCAATCAAATGCAAGTAGCTGCAACTGCTAACGAACTTGAGGACGAAGAGTACAGGCTTGCCTTACATGAATTTGGATACGACCAAGAAGGTCGAAACGCTACCACAGGCTACTAAAAAGAATGCAAATAAACACTGAACTTAATCTTGATGAGATTGTACAACTGCCTAACATCGCTGAGGTGTTGGACGAAGCTACAATCAATACTATTAGCTACAATGTCTGGAAAGGCTTTGAAGCTGATAAAGAGTCACGTTCAGCTTGGGAGAAGCGTACTGAAGATGCTATGAAGCTTGCTTTGCAAGTTGCTGAAGCTAAGTCTTTTCCTTGGCCTAGTGCGTCTAACGTTAAGTTTCCTTTAGTAACTATTGCTGCCTTGCAGTTCCATGCACGTAGCTATCCTGTATTAATCAATAGCGAAACTCCTGTACAGTGCCGAGTCTATGGTGATGACCCTACTGGCATGAAAGAAGCTCGTGCTCATCGTGTAAGCAACTTTATGTCTTACCAAATCCTTGAGCAGGATACTAACTGGGAAGCTGAGATGGATCGTGTCTTGATTTCTCAGCCAATCGTAGGCTGTGCTTTCAAGAAGTCTTACTTTGACCCTATCCTTAAGTACAACGTTTCCGAGAACATCCTTGCTAAGGACTTTGTCGTAAACTATTGGACTAAACATCTAGATACATCACCACGTATCACCCACGTACAATACTTCTCCAAGAACGATATCTATGAGCGTGTAGCTCGTGGCTTATTCTGTGAGATGACTGAAATAATGCCTGCTGCTGTTCCAGAGTCTAACCTGACACTGGCTCAAAACAAAGCACAAGGCATGACCGCCCCTAACTCTGTTGATGATTCCACACCATACGAGATCCTTGAGCAACACTGCTACATTGACTTTGATGGAGACGGTTACGCTGAGCCGTACATCGTTTGGATGCGTCGTGATACCAAACAAGTACTACGTATCGTTGCACGTTACTTTGAGACCTCTATTGAAAGAGATGACAAAGGCAACATCTTACGTATCAACCCTGAAACATACTTTACTAAGTTTCCTTTCATTCCGTCACCCGATGGTGGCTTCTATGACCTAGGCTTTGGTGTGTTACTTGGACCCCTTAACCAAAGTATTGATACCATCCTCAATCAGTTAATTGACTGTGGTACTATGGCTAACACCGCTGGAGGCTTCTTGTCTCGTGGTATTAAGCTGCGTGGTGGTAACATGAACTTTGCACCATTGGAATGGAAACATGTTGACACAACAGGTGACGACTTGCGTAAAGGCATTGTGCCTCTCCCAGTACGTGAGCCTTCTCAAGTTCTCTTTACTTTGCTTAATCTGCTCATTAATTACGGTGAGCGTATTGGTGGGTCTGTTGATATTCTTACAGGACAAAATCCTGGTCAGAATACCGCTGCAGAAACTACGAGAACGATGGCAGAGCAAGGGATGAAAATCTTTTCGGGTATATTCAAGCGTACATACAGGTCTCTTAAAGATGAGTTCCGTAAGTTGTATCGTTTGAATCAACTCTACCTTGTAGGCATTGAAGACTACAATAGCGACACAGGTCAGAACTTTATTGATGCTGATGACTTTAAAGGCCCTGTATCAGATGTACGTCCTGCAGCAGATCCTAACATTGTTTCTGATGTACAGCGTGTACAACAAGCACAAGCGTTGCTACAGTTAGCTTCTTCAACTCCAGGCATGAATATGTATGAAGTTCAAAAGAACTACCTCAAAGCAATGAAGGTCAACAACATTGATCAAATCCTCCCAGATCCTAGAGGCCCTAATGCTATTAAGCCAGGACCATCTGAGAAGATTCAAATTGAAATGATGAAGCAGCAAGCCAAACAAGCTGACGCACAGTTGCAGTATAAGACAGCTATGATGAAGATGATGAAGGATGTAGAGCTTAACCAGGCTAAGATTCATAAGCTTGAAGCCGATGCTATCCTTGCTGTTGAACAAGCTGGTGGTGTACGTACAGGACAAAACATTGCAATGCTTGATGCACAAATTGGTGCAGCTAGAGCACACAACGAAGGAATTCAGACTGCTCTCAGAACCATGATGGATCTTGAGAAGCACATGATGGATACAAACAAACCCCAAGCAGAAGTACCCCAATTACCTATGGGAGGGGAAGCAGCACCAGGAATGTAACATAAGGAGGAAGTATGGCAATAGTAGTAACAGAAGAAGAGTTTTTGCATTGGAGAGATAGTAGGGTTACAAGAGCGTTTATGTATGCTCTTAAACAAGATAGAGAGTGGTTGAAGGAAATGTTGTTAGCAGGTACTGAAGATGATGCTGGTCTTCGTGGTCGTGCAGCAGCAGTTACTCAAATCCTTAATATCACCTATGAAGAGTTAATGGAATCAGTAAAGGAAAATAAAGATGTCTAATGTAGCAGGCATTACCCCTATTCTTGATAGGGTATTAATTAAACCTTTAGTAGTAGAAAACAAGACAGCTAGTGGCATTATTGTATCAACAGAAGAAACCAGTGAACGTGAGCAACTTGCAAACACCACAGGTGAAGTAATGGCGATGGGTGAAGACTGCCCTACAGGCATTATTGAAGTTGGTATGAGAGTAGCTTTTGCTAAGTACTCTGGCTTAATGTACAAAGGTAAAGACGGCAAAGATTATCGCATGATTAATTATGATAATTTAGTAGCCAAGTTAGACGATGATATGGGCTTAATTGATCCACATCTATTAAAAGGAATTGTATAATGAGTGAAGAACTACAACAAGAAGCACCACAGGAAGCTCCAGAAGCGTCCCAGTTCGAGTCCGAAGCAAGGGCACAGGGTTGGGTAGCAGCAGAAGAGTTTCGTGGCTCTGAGAGCGATTGGGTTGATGCTGAGACGTTTGTACGTCGTGGCAAAGAGATTATGCCAATCCTGCGTAAGAACAATGAGAAATTGCTTAAAGAATTAGGGGAAGCTAGGAAGATTGCTGAAGAAGCACGAGAGTCTGCTAAAGAGTTTCGTGAGTATCAAAAACAGCAATTTGAGAAGAAGACCAAAGACCTCGAAGGTCAATTAGAGCAACTGAAGCAAGCTAAGCGTGATGCAATCACACAAGGCGATGGCGACAGGGCAATAGCGATTGACGATGCAATGGACGACTTGAAAGAGCAACGTCTAGAAGCTAAAGAGGACTTAAAAGCTGCTGAAGAAAAAGCTAAAGAAGTTCCACAATTCACTCAAGATCCTATCCTCAATAATTGGATGGAAAAGAATGATTGGTTTGGTAAAGATTCAAGAATGACTAATATTGCTAACGGTGTAGGAGTAACTCTTCGACAAGAAGATCCTAACCTTGCAGGACAAGCCTTCTTGGATAAACTAGATTCAGAACTTCAAGAAATGTTTCCAGAGAAGTTTGGTAAGAAACGTACACCTAACCCAATGGAAGGCTCTCCTAACGGAACAGCTAGACCATCGGTAAGTTCAGGTAAGAAGACTTACAACAACTTACCTCCAGAAGCTAAAGCAGCTTGTGATAAATTTGTTAAGCAAGGTCTGATGACCAAAGAAGCTTATGTTGCAGAATATGATTGGGAATAAGGGAGAAAACCATGACTGAAATTAAAAAAGAAGTTAAAGCTACACCAGAGTCTACTAAGGTAGAGCGTCGTGAACGTAAAAAAGGCGTATTTAATGGGACTCAGGGTAAGCTGCAAGTAGGAAAGCAAATTGAAGGCTATCACTTGCATATTTTCAATGACACGCCAGGTCGTATACAGGCTGCCACTGAAAACGGTTATGAGTTTGTTCACCCAAATGAGGTAGATGGGGTTACGGAGAATGTTACATCACGTAACCTTGATTTAGGAGATAAGGTTAGGTTCTTAGTAGGTGCTGGTGAAAAAGGTGATCCAATGTACGCTTACTTGATGAAAATCAAAGAAGAGTTTTGGCTCGAAGACCAAGCACAATTACAAGAACGTAACGATAAAACTGATGCAGCAATTCGTGGTGGTAAAACACCTGGAGTAGATTCTACAGGTTTCTACAACGCTGGTATCAAATACTAATTAACTTTCTAATTAAGGAAAAAAAATGGCAAACGTAAATGCCGTATCAGGACTGTCGCCTAACAGCACAATCACTGGTGCACCTTTTAACGAGCAAGGCATCCTCTATGCTATCGCTAACGACGCTTCTAACACATACGCCATTGGCGATATCGTAAAGTCTGCTGTTGGTAACGATGCAAACGGTGTAGCTCTTGTAACTAAAGCAGCAGCAACCGACGTACCTTTGGGCGTTATTGTTTCTATTCGTGTAGCTAACCCTGGCGTAAGCTTGGCTGGTACAAACATTGACTTAGGTAAGTTGTACATTACTTTAAGCTCTGGTAGCTACTCTTATGTTTATGTTGTAACTGATCCTAACGTAGTGTTCCAAGTTCAAGCTAACGCTTCTGCTGATGCTAAAGTTGGTTCTACTGCTGTTCCTACAATTACAGCTAACCAAACAACACTGTCACAGTCTTCACCACTATCAGCTACTTATGTAACTGCCGATTCTTCAGCTACTGCAGCTTCTATGTTCCAGATCGTTGGTATGTTCCAAGAGCCTACAAACACCCCTGGTGCTTACAATAACTTGTTGGTTGTTTTCAATAAACACCAATACAAACAAGCCTTCGGTGCTTAATTAATAGGAGATATATAAAATGGCTGGTGTAATTACAACTGGTACTCACCCAAAGGCCCTATGGCCTGGTATCAAAGCTTGGTGGGGACAAACCTATGACGAACATCCTGAAGAATACATTCACTTGTTCGACAAAGATACTTCACATCAAAACTACGAGGAAGACGTTCAGTTAACTGGATTCGGTCTTGCTCCTGTTAAATCTGAAGGCTCTGGCGTTCAATATGACTCAGAAGTCCAAGGTTTCGTAACTCGCTACACACACGTTGCATACGCTCTTGGTTACATCGTAACTAAAGAAGAGTT